CCAGATAAGGGAGCGTGCCATCGTGTTGTTGATAGCCCTCCCGTAAATCTTTCCCCATCGGTCACACACCGGACAATGCCCCCCATCACCCTTTATGGTGTTGCGCCATATTTCTTTTTCCGTCATTTTGTGCCTCCTACTTTTATAGCGTCAACATCGTTGCGGTATTCATCCAATCGAGAATTCAAGCGCAGGATTCGGGTTACGTTGTAGTCCACGATTGACTGGGCGTACTCCACCGCAGTCTCAGCGTTTAATTTCTCAAGGTGTGCGTCTGATAACTCAGCGGCAATCAACTCCAAGGGCGTGGGCTTCTTGAAGGGCTCCTTCATTAGCTCCATGAATCGTACTTTTCTCATTTCGTTTCTCCCTCAAAGATTTCTTTCAAACGCATGTACACCATGCGGGCCTGCATCAGCGGCACTTCGCTTAGCCACTCGTCAATGTCCATAACCCTGCGCTCGGCTTTGACTGCTTGCTTAGCCTGCGGCTGTGGCGCGGCTTCGATAGGTGTGTGCTTCGGTTTGGCCTGTACTTTGACCTTCACCTTGGGCTTTGATGTGGCCTTGAGTGGCATGTACTCTTTGAAGTTGGCGTGTAGCGTACCGTCATCTTCTTCACGGACAAGGCGCTGCTTAATCATCTGGGACAGTATGCTGGTGGTCGAGGCCAGCTTGAACCCTTGGGTTTCCAACTGGGCAAGGATAGGTTTTCGCTTGCAGCCGGGGTTGTCCCTGACTGCGTTGAACGTGCTGCGCGTGACGTTGTTGGTGGTCTTGAAATAATGGGGTTTGGTTTGTGTTTGTTCCACTTGGTTCTCCGGTTGATTGTTAGATTCGTCCCACTCGTTGAGGACTTTGCTTAACGCTGTTCGAATGTCGGGCATTTACTTCTCCTATGAAAAAATGAATCTTGACTATATCTCAGTTTCCCGAGATATGTCAAGCACTAGACAATTAATTTTGCTTTAGATGTTTGGCTACGTAGTCCCAGTCCACACGTTTGAGGGCTGCGCTCAGCAGGTCAGACCATATGCCCACGGCTCCGGTCAGGTCATAGCTTGTGTCTGCGTGTGATGTTTTCAGCACCCGCGCAAGCTCCCACAGGGACAGCTTGCTGGCCTCGCTTTGCCAGTGCCGGTAGGTTTGCTCGTCATTGTCCAACCACAGCCCAACCAGCCACGTTTCATAGTTAGGCCAGCCGTTGTAGGTTGTGTCGGGGGTATTGACACCCGTCGATTGTTCTTTGGTCATAGTTGTTCCTCAATTAAGTTGGCTATTTCGTTAAAGGACTTGCCCCATGCATCATTGATTTCGGGCAGGGCTTCGGTATGCACACCCAGTTCTGAATCGTCATCGACTTCAAACTCTACTTGTTCACCTAAGCTACTACCAAGCCCCGCCCAAAGGCGTACCGACTCAGGCAACGTGGTGGTCTCGCCATCAAAAACACGCATACCCGGTGTTTGCGGATGCATACTCCACGGCACGTCGTGCTCCTTGCCGTACAGGTCACACAACACACCGAGGCAGCAGTACCCGTAGGTATCGCGCAACACACCCTTGGTCTGCTTGTACTCATCGCTGCGCAGGGCAGCTACCCATTTCTCTTTTACATCTTGTTTCATACCTTCTCTCCTAACAGTTCATTGCGGGCAGCGTCTAGCTGCTCCAGTATTTGCTCCCTTGTACCCTTGTACCCCATCTGCTTGAGCATGGAGTACGCCGATGGCGCACGGCTACGCTTCATCCCTTTCATCTCCAGCTTGAGCATGGCACGCAGCGTAAGCAGTTGTGCCATGTCGATCTGTGTTCCTGTCAGTACAGTCATTTCGTTTCTCCTTCGTCATCAAAGTCATAGTCGTCATACTCTTCGTACTCCTCATACTCGCGGGCTTGCTCATCAATGGCGCACTCGCTGGCTGATTTGTAGTTGGGGCTTGGTCTGTCTTCGTTCATCGCTCTCTCCTAGTTATGTCGGGGACACCGTGTCCCCGACTTGTTAATTACATTGACTGCTCTACGAACAACCAATCGCAGTAGTAGCAGATCACCTCCGCAAGTATCTGCGGTGCGGCCATAGTCGAGTACGCATACTCGATCAACTCCTCTACGTTCTGCTCGATCACCAAGTCAAGCAGGTACTTCTCCTTGGTGCTCATGTCGTGCGCCCCGTTGCCCTTGCACTCGACAGGCGTCATCGCATCAAACAGTGCAGGCAGCATCACATCGGGGTACTCGTTGAGCATACGAGACACTGTGTCAACGTCCACATCCACGACAGCCTTGACGATCACATCCATACCCGCAGAGTCCGAGTCCTTCCACTCGTACGCACCCTCGTCGTAGTTGGCATCGTGTGCGCTGTGTGCGCTGGTCATTGCAAGTGGCCTGATACCGCTGATGTTGTTGGTGTAGTCGTACGCGTACTCGGCATCGTCCCATGCTGCGTAGTTTTTGTATTTCCAACCCTTGCTCACGCCTGAGTAGTAGTTGGGGATAAGCGATGCGGGCTTCCATGCATACGTATTGCTGAACCACATACCATCGTGCTCGACGCCTTGCTCAAAGTTGACATGGGACATACGCCCCTCGCCGTTCATGAACACGAACCGATTGTTGTCGATGTAGTCTGCAACCATAGTCAGGAACGAGTCGTTGAAGATCAGGTCAGGGTGCTCAGCGACAGGCGATGCAAGGTAGTCCTTGATGAAGTGCCATGTGTCGGACTTGCTTGGGTCTGCTTTGTTGCCTGTGTGCAGCACGCCGTTGTGCATCATCGCCACGTAGCCGGGTATCACATCGTATGGATGGCAGTTGGTCAGGTCTGTGTCGCCATGCGTAGTCATGCGAAAGTGAATGGCAATCTCGCGGTCATCGGTAGGCATACGCTTGATGCACGCTGTCGCATCGGCCTCAGACTTGGGCAGATGCTTGATGACTTTGAGTCCGTCCTTGGTTGCGTACATGAACCCGATGCCGTCCGAGTTGGACGTATAAATATCCTTGAGCATACCCTTGGTGTCAAGCAGGGTAGCGCGGACTTGTGAAGATTTACCAGTAATGATTAGGCACATAATGTTTTCCTTGAGTTAGTTTGATTTTGAATAGTCGGGGACACCGTGTCCCCAACTGGTTTGCTTTACGCAACGGTTTCATCCGCAGCTACGACAGCGGCCACGTTGGGGTTGGCCTTCTTCTTGGGCACGACCTCGTACCATGCAGCCAAGTGTGGGTACAGCACATGGGACTTGGCAAGCCAGCCCTTGAACGAACCCTCAGTCAGGTCACGGTACGATGCAGCACGCACGAACATCACAGCAGCGTGAGCGAACTCGATCTGTGCAAGCAGTCGCTCCTTCTTCAGGGATGCCCGAAAGATACGCAACTCAACGGTGTTGAACTTGCGCCCGCTTGTGTCGTACCGCCTCCAGTTAAGACCCAAGCGAGTCAACTCGCCTTGATCCATGTTGGTGACGTTGACCATGCGATAACGATTAGCACCCTTGCCCTTGACCGCCTTGAGTGGGTCGGTGATAACGTCCTGATCTTCAGCAGCGCAGTAGCTGCGCGCTTGGTCGTCCATCTTGGGATGGCGTCCAGCTAGGCTACGGATGAAGTCAGCGTTGCAGTCGGCGTTGATGAACATGAGGAACTTGCCCAGCGTCATCGGTGTGAACGCACGGGAATCAACGTGGACATGAAGCCCACACTGCTTGGCATTCCACGCACGGTACGTAGGCCTCACATCCCACGCCTTGAACCTGCGGATGTGCTCGTCAAGGCCACGCGGTGCAGTCACTATCTCGAACCCATCGCTAGGCAACGAGCCATCAGACTTACAGATTATGTAATCCTCACCCAACCTAGTACGCACATCGGCAACGGCATCGTCAACCGAGGAGCGTGAGCCAGCGCACATCTCCAACTCCACACCCATCGTGAAGTTGCCGAACTTGCTGGACTGAATGCTCTTGTCCGCTTCGATGTGGCGCAGCACGTTGGTCGAGTACCCCATCAAGTCATGCGGCTCACCATCGTCCTCGTCATCATCATCATCATTGGAACGATCCTCGTACGAGTAGTACAGGTCATCGCTCTCGTGGTAGTACGCATCATCACGCGACCAGTACTCATCCACATCCTCGACATGAACGGCATCCTCGTTGAAACAATTGCTACACCATGTGTCATTACGCACAGTATGCGTGTCGCTTTGCTCCTCAAGATGGCCGCATTCGCACTTGACGATCTCGCCAAAGCCCAACTCCTCGTAGCGCGCAAGCGCCTTAGTTGATACGAGGTGACTGCGTATGTTGAACAACGAACGCAGCTTGTAGATCAAGTCGTTCGTGTCGAAGTCCTGCGAGATGATGCTGTCACGAACGAACGCACTGACGAACTTACGCCCTGTACGAATGGCCCTGTATGTACGCTGGCTGAAGTCATCGCCCTTGTAATGCGCCATGAGTGCGGGCGGGGCCTCTGTACTGTATGCACGCCGTGTGCGTGCCATGAAGTTATCGACCAGAGTAATGACCCGTTCCTCGCGTCTGTTACGTGACTGGTAGCCTGTGTCTTCGATCCACAGCCTGCGCCAAAGCGCATGGACAACACGACTGAGCGCGTGGTGATCGGTCTGCAAGAACCAGTCCACATCGTGCGAACCATCAATCGTTTCTGCCATCTCGGCAGCGTCACGCCTTGCAGCGTACAGGACTTGGTTGTTACACAGCGCATCGGTCAACAGCGTCTGCACATGCGCCTTGACCCAAACATCCAAGTCAGTTGGGGACAGGCTGTCCCCGACATTGATGCAAGCTGCACCAGTACCAAACAACGATGAGGTGTAACGCTCCTCGTTATAGCCCGCGATCCAGCGACCATCGGTGACTATGAAGTAACGCCCATTGACGGTGGACGACAAAAGATCGTGCTGAACACGTAATGCATAGAATTTAAGCATAGTATTTCCTTGAGTTAGTTTGATTTAGGTATCCGGTGGGTTACTAGCCCTGATTAAGTTTTATTGAAGCGCTCCTAAGTTGATCTCATAGACAGGCTCATAGCTGTCAATCGTAATGTGTGCGTGGTTGCCCGGCACATCATCGGTGTCGCTGAACACATACACAATGTCCTCGTCCTGCACTTGACTCATGACCTCATCGCATACGCTGTCGGGCATATCCCTAGGTAGGATGAGGCAGTTGCGCCGCGTAATGCGAGCGCCGTCACTCCAATGCCCGTTGACCTGTATTACTTTTGCTTTCATATCGTTTCTCCTTCGTGTGTGAATAAGCCCGACCACGTACGTGGCACAGGATCGGTTGGGGACAGTCTGTCTATGCGCCGGAGCGCTTCGTTCATCTTTTCTAGCTTGGCTTTACTCCTTTCGGTTGGGTTAAGTTGATAGTCCTGCTCGGCGATGCCGTGCTCCTTCAGCGTGCGGATGTGAAGCCGCGCTTTGAGTTTCTCGGTTGACTTTGGATCGGTTTTTCTCACAAAAGGCTGCTTGACTTTGGCTCCGGTGCGTGGTGTTACCTGTCCGAATAACCCATGCACGCGCTCCTTGAACTTGTCCTTTATCCAGTCCGTCCAGTGAATGCCCTTGTTAGGTAGGCCACGCTCCCTTGCCAGTACTGCGGGAGTCACTAGGTTTCTTTTGTGCAATTCAAACTCGCTGTGCAAGCGGTCAAGCACCATAGCGTAGCCATCGAGTGCGGTAATCTCTTCTTGGTTGGGGACAAGTTGTCCCCGACTACCACTACTGCGGTAATTCCTCATCGAGCGTAGTGATTCCCTCTCCATGCGTAGGCCTTCGAGCATGGGTCGCCACTCCGCGTGTACCTTGATGACCTTGGCACGCATGGATTTCTGCGCTGCTTTCTGTGCGGTAATCGTGGCTTTGATCTGTTCACGCATTTCGGGCGGTGCGTTGCGCTTCATCAATGCGTTGTGGAGTTGGTTGGGAGTGAGGGCCATAAGATGTTGGTATTTGTAGGTCATGGGGCGATTGTATCACGAGTTGCTGCGGTAATCAGGGTGCTATCCAGTTGCTAGGATGTACTGCCGCATCTGTACAAAAAAGGCGACAGTGAATTTGCTTTGTAGATCAAGGGCTTAGGTGCGCTTTGACCTGTGTATCTATCTAAATTTTTATTCCCAACACGCCAAGGATTTAAAGGCAAAGGATTGCAAGGATTGTCGGGCCTACGGACACATATATATATAAAACTCTTTTAATTATATTTATATATATATACACCGGTCGGGGTTACGCTAAGTCGTTGATTTATAACGCTTAATTTATGTCGGCGTTTTTGTACAGGTGCGGCAGTCACTCCTACCTATTTTTTGGGTCTTTTTGAGTGATTACCGCAGCAGCTTTGCAGTTGGGGACAAGTTGTCCCCGACTAACAGTCAATAGTCCAGCCAATCGCCCGCCGCTTCAATGCGTTCGCACGCGGTAGCGTAGTCGGTCATGGGCAGAGCCTGCTCTGCTATGACTTCAGGGCCAAAGGACAACACGGGACACCAACGCCCCGTTGCGCCTCGCGCTAACGCATACGCGCCCATTACAGGCTCGGCGTATTTCCGGTCGGTGATGTCACACTCACGGATCATTGCGGGGATATACATGGTTTTCTCCTAGTTTAAAAAGTGACTGAGTAGTCACGAAATGCACCGATGGTGCGTGAAACATACTTGATAGACACGAAACAGAACACCGCGTCAGCCCCGCCCTCAGAGCCTGACGCGGAAAAACCAGTCGGGGACAGCTTGTCCCCAACCATCACTTCGTGAATTGGATACCAGCTTTCACGGCGGACAGGAAAGCAGCAAGCTGCTTGGCGTCCAAGCCCGCCGCGATCACGGCGTCGATCGTGCTATCCACGAGTTCCGTAGGAACTACGACTTCGGCTTTCTCTTTGTGGCCTGACGTTTGGCCGACTACGTCGGCGACAAGCCGAGCCAATGCCTTACGGCAAGCCTCGTATGCGGGATGCTTCGCATCCAACACCATCTTTCCAGCAGACGGCGACTTCTCGCTACCCTCTACGAGGGTAACGGCATACTTGTGATACGACGCCACATGGGGAAGCAGAGCTTCCCGTACCTGCGCCTTGGTTTGCTTCGCAAACTGGGCTTGCAACGCCTTGATGTGTTCACCATAGGTGAATGCGGCGTCGATTGCGGCGTGAACGGAAACGGAAACGGAAACGATAGATTTTTTCATGGTTTGCTTTCTTGAGTTGAGTTGATGCCGCAAAGGGCTAATCCCTCATTGGCATAACCAGTATCGCATCCCCCCCTTTTTGATCGGGTACTTGGCACGTTTTCTGCATCATTTTGGGGCAATAGTTGGGGACAGCGTGTTCCCCACCCTACCCCCACCAGCCATATATGACGTCAGCCTGACCGTCCCGCACGAACACTGTTTTGCATCCGCAAATCAAAATTCCAAAAAGTCAACACCACAAATTTTTTAAAAAATTTAGAAATACCACTTTGTCAAACTTTAGACAACCCCAAAGAAAAAAACCCCCGGGCATAACACCGGGGGTTTAAAATGTGTAATCAAACACACTCAAGGAGAAGCAAATGCGCAACAAATTGCACAATCACCGAAAGTGAGTATATACTAAGGTCAACGAGGCTGCAAGGGCTTACGCATGTTGGAACATTTGATTGAGTTTGAACCGGGCGTCGAAGATTTTGACGCACCATACACTCCGCTTGAAAAGGCAGGGGTGAATCAGGTCGTGGACGCCAAAGTAGAAACCACCAACTGGCTGAAAAGTCTGGGGGCGGTGGATGAAGACACTGCGGTAGACCAAGCCCAGACCAGTTTTGCCCGAAAAGCTTTCACTAATATAGTGACCGGCCAGCCAATAGAACTGACAAAAGACTCCCTCGTCAACATCAAAGCGCCTGCTGCGGTGCAGCATTTGGTCGGGATGCTTACGGCGTACGACTGGGAGTTTGTCCACCAAGCGCAGCAACTGCGCGGGTATTGCGTAGCCCAGCTTGTTGAAGAAACCAAAAACCCCAGCGCCAGTATCCGGCTCAAGGCACTTACCGCGCTTGGTAAAGTCACCGAGGTTGGGCTATTCACCGACAAAATTGAAATAAAGAAAGAAGCCTTGACGGACAACGAGCTTGACCAGCGCATCAAGGACAAGCTATCCAAGTTCATGGGGATAGTAGATATCCAAGAAGTGACCGACGTACTGGAAAAAGCAGCGCATGACGATTGAAAAGATCACCACGCTGAGTAAAGCAGAGATTACGGCTCTGGTGAAAGCGTTGCCCACCATGTCCGTGGCGGACAAAATGGAGTTGTTTGCGGATTTGGAAGTCAGGGAGCGCCGAGCTACCCTGCAAGCAGCCCAAAGTAATATGCTGGGGTTTGCCAACGCGGTCTATCCGGGGTTCAAAGTTGGGCCTCATCATAAAAAACTGGCAAAAATTTTCACTGATGTGATTGAGGGCCGCAAAAAACGGGTCATTATCAATATTGCGCCTCGTATGGGTAAGTCAGAATTCAGTAGCTATCTGTTCCCCGCATATTTTTTGGGGAAGTACCCAGAGAAAAAAATTATTATGGCAACCCACACCGCCGGGTTGTCCGAAGACTTTGGTAGGCGGGTTCGAAATCTGATTGACGGCGAGGACTACTGTGAAGTTTTTCCCAACACTTTGGTCGCGGATGACCAAAAAGCCGCTGGTAAGTGGAGTACCTCCGCAGGAGGCCAGTACTACGCCGCAGGCGTAGGGGGTGCTCTTGCCGGTCGTGGTGCTGATCTATTTGTTGTTGATGACCCTCACTCTGAGCAGGACGTAAAAGCCAACAGCCGTCTAGCGTTTGACACGGCTTGGTCGTGGTTCCAGACTGGCCCCTTGCAGCGCCTGATGCCCGGAGGGGCGATCATTATTGTGATGACGCGCTGGGGTAAGCTTGACCTGACCGGGCGGCTGATCGACTACCAGACCAAGAATCCAGACGCCGAGCCGTGGGAAATCGTAGAACTACCGGCCATATTGAACGAGGGGACTGAGGACGAGAAGTCCCTTTGGCCGGAGCAGTGGCCGTTGGAGCAGCTAAAGACTACCAAGGCATCCATTGACCCCCAGTACTGGAACGCCCAGTACATGCAGCAGCCTACAAGCAACGCCGCCGCCATAATTTCCCGCAAGCTGTGGAGAATCTGGGAGCCCGAAGATCCGCCCAAGTGCGAGTACATCATCCAGTCGTGGGACACGGCCCATGAAGTAAAGAACAACTCGGACTACTCGGCCTGCACAACGTGGGGTATTTTCTACAACGAGGATGAAAAGGACGAGGCCCAGATAATTTTGCTGGACGCGTTCAAAGACCGCATGACTTTTCCCGACCTCAAGGCCGCAGCGCTCAAACACTATAAGGAGTGGGAGCCTGATGCGTTCATTGTGGAGAAAAAGTCCGCTGGTGCGCCGCTGATCCAAGAATTGCGGGCGATGGACATCCCCGTGCAGGAAACCAACCCCAGCCGAGGCAACGACAAGATAGTGCGGGTCAACGCCATTGCGGATTTGTTTGCTTCTGGTATGGTGTGGGCTCCCGATACGCGCTGGGCGCGGGAAGTAATTGAGGAAGTAGCCTCGTTCCCCAACGGTGATAATGATGACTTTGTGGATACTACCAGCCAAGCGCTGCTGCGTTTTCGCCAAGGCGGTTTTATCACGTTGAACACAGATGCAAAAGACGAACCTACTTATTTCAAACGCCGTGCGGCGTATTACTGAGTTTTTAAGGATTTGATATGGCAACCAATGTAGACAAAGCCCTGTACCAGCAACCAATGGGGATTGATGCGTTAGCGCAAGATGAAGAACCCCTTGAGATTGAAATTGTTGACCCGGAAGAAGTCAATATCAGCAAAGATGGGTTGGAAATATCCATCCAACCGGGGGAAGACGACGGCGAGGAAGGCTTTGACGATAATTTGGCTGAATATATAGACAGCGGAGCGTTGCAAACCTTGGGTGGTGATCTGGCGGGGGACATTGACAACGACAAGTCCTCCCGCAAGGAGTGGGAAAAGTCGTACGTCGAGGGTTTAAAGCTTCTGGGCCTGCAAATGGAAGACCGCACGGAGCCGTGGCAAGGGGCTTGTGGTGTGTTCCACCCCATGATTACCGAAGCGGTGGTGCGCTTTCAAGCTGAAACGATTACTGAGACGTTTCCTGCCCGTGGGCCGGTTAAAACCAAGATTATTGGGCTGGACAATCCCCAAGTGCGTGAGGCCGCAGCACGGGTTGAGGAGGACATGAACTTTGAGTTGACCGAGAACATGGTGGAGTTCCGGGCCGAGCATGAGCGCATGCTGTGGAGCCTTCCGGCCACCGGTTCGGCGTTTAAAAAGGTGTACTACGACCCAAGTTTGGGGCGCCAAGTGTCAATGTTTGTCCCAGCCGAAGACATTTTGCTACCGTACGGGGCCACTGATCTGGATACGTGCTTCCGTGTGACCCATGTCATGCGTAAGACCAAAAACGAGATTCTGAAGCTCCAGCAGGCCGGGTTCTATATAGACATTGACTTGCCCGACGCGCCCAAGGATCGCACGGACATCCAGAAAGCCAAGGACAAAGAAACCGGATTTAACGATTTGGGCGACGAGCGTTACACCTTGTATGAGTGCCATGTGGACTTGGACTTGGATGGGTATGAAGACGAGGACGACGAGGGAGAGCCCACGGAGATCATGCTCCCCTACGTAGTAACCCTAATAAAAGGCACTAATGACATCCTGTCGATTCGCCGTAATTGGCATGAAGACGACAATTTGCGCCTAAAGCGCCAGCATTTTGTACATTACCAGTACATCCCCGGCTTTGGAGCGTATGGCTTTGGTTTGTTCCATTTGATCGGCGGGTTTGCTAAGTCAGCCACCAGCATCATGCGCCAGTTGGTCGATGCGGGCACGTTGGCAAACTTGCCCGGTGGTTTGAAGTCCCGTGGTCTGCGCATTAAAGGGGACGACACTCCGATTGCTCCGGGCGAGTGGCGGGATGTGGACGTAGGTTCGGGCACTATCCGCGACAATATTCTGCCGCTACCTTATAAGGAGCCGTCCAGCGTTTTGTACCAATTGCTGGGCAATATTGTGGACGAAGGCCGTCGTTTTGCGTCTACGGCGGATATGAATGTGTCCGATATGTCGGCAAATGCACCCGTTGGGACAACATTGGCCCTGCTGGAGCGCCAGCTTAAAGTCATGACGGCGGTGCAGGCCCGTGTGCATTTTGCCCTCAAGCAAGAGCTAAAGCTGTTGAAAAACCTGATCCGCGACTACACAGACACCGATTACACCTATCAGCCCGAGTACGGAAGCCGTAAAGCCAAGCGCGGCGACTACGACTTGGTTGACCTGATCCCCGTCTCTGACCCCAACGCGGCCACCATGAGCCAGCGGGTTATCCAGTATCAAGCGGTCATCCAGATGGCTCAAATGGCCCCGGATATTTACGACCTGCCCCAGCTACACAGGGGGATGTTGGACGTTTTGGGCATCAAAAACGCGGACAAACTTGTACCAATTGAAGAGGATATGAAGCCTACTGACCCCGTGTCAGAGAACCAAGCGGCCCTCAATGGTAAGCCCATGAAGGCGTTCATGTACCAGAACCATGACGCGCATATCCAAGTCCACATGATGCTGCTGCAAGACCCAATGATGCAACAGTTGATTGGGCAGAACCCGCAGGCTCCCAAGATCATGGGGGCGATTACCGCACACATTGCTGAGCACGCCGGGTACAAAATGCGCCAGCAAATTGAGCAGCAGTTGGGCATGCCCATGCCTCCCGAAGACGAGAAGCTCCCACCGCAGATCGAAGTGGCGCTATCTGGCATGCTGGCCCAAGCCGCGCAGCAGGTTATGCAGCAGAACCAAGCACAGGCGGCGCAGCAGCAAGCTCAGCAGCAAGCCCAAGACCCTGTGGTTCAGATGCAGATGCAGGAGTTGCAGATCAAGGCAGGAGCCAATCAGATCAAGGAGGCCGATCTCAAGCTCAAGGCCACCAAGATTGCCGCCGACGCAGTGCTCAATGTGGACAAACTCAAGTTGGAGGAGAAGAAGATTTCCGGCAACTTGCAGCTAGAAGCCATGAGGGTGGGAGCGTTGACCAAAAACAACGAGGCCCAATTGGCCGCGCAACAACAACGAGATGGCGTTCGTATGGGCATCGACGTTGCCAAAGCCAGAGCACAAGAGCAGGCATCTGCCCGCAAGGACACTATGCAAAACATAGCCAACTTCAGTAAAAGTGATACCAAAAAATGATACAAGACTTCGCACGCGTATTGCGCGAAAAAATACGCACCGACATGAACAACTACGCCGATGATTTGGCTGGGGGTAGCTGTCGCACTTTTGACGAGTATCAAAAACTCTGTGGGGTTATCTCGGGTCTAGCCCTTGCAGAGCGTTATCTCCTTGACCTGCTTGAGAAAGTTGAAAGAGCCAATGAATAGTATTGACCTCTCCCCCGGTGCTTTTGCACTGCCTAAACCCGAGGCATCTGCCGAGGAGAAAGCCACGCAATTACCTATCCCACAAGGATGGAAAATATTGTGCGTATTACCTGAAGTCGATCAAAAGATTGCAGGGACATCACTTGATTTAGTGCGGGATACCGCTAGTTTGCGCCAAGAAGAGCACGCCTCCACGGTGTTGTTCGTCATGAAAGTTGGTGCGGATGCATATGCCGACAAAACCAAGTTCCCTACCGGGCCGTGGTGCAAAGAAGGCGATTTTGTATTGGTGCGTACATACACCGGCACAAGATTCAAAATCTTTGGTAAGGAGTTCCGTCTCATCAACGACGACCAAGTTGATGCTGTTGTGCAAGACCCACGCGGATTAACCCGCGCTTGAAGGAGTTAATATGCCTGATGAATTTAAATTCCCAGACGAAATTGAAGACAAAAAAGTAGATATTGAAATCGAAGGCGATGGCGATATTGAAATTGAAATAGAAGACGATACCCCTGAACGGGATCGGGGCCGCAAGCCGTTGGACAGAGAAGTGCTTGACCCCACTGAGGAAGAAATTGACTCGTATTCTGACAAGGTAAAGAACCGCATCAAGGAACTTACCCACGCCCGTCATGACGAACGCCGGGTCAAAGAAGCCGTTCTGCGGGAAAAGCAAGAGCTTGAAAACCTTGCCAAACACTTGGTGGACGAGAACAAGCGCCTTAAACAAAATGTGTACACAGGGCAGGAAGCGGTTATTGAGGGCGTCAAGCAAAAGGTGGACACCGAACTCCAAATAGCACGGCGCAGGCTCAAGGAAGCTCAGGAAGCCTTTGACACAGATGCCATCATTGAGGCCCAAGAAGCCGTGATGGATGCCAAAATTCGGGTTGAGCAGACAAAGAATTTCCGCCCAACCCCTTTACAAGAGGAAGATTTTCCTGTACAAACGCAACAAGTTCAGCAAAAATCGACTCCCCCGGATGAAAAAACCCTGCGCTGGCAGGCAAAAAACCAGTGGTTTGGGGCAGACGGTTTTGAGGAATACACCAGCTACGCACTAGGGCTGCATAAAAAACTAGTGCAAAACGGGGTTGATCCCCGCTCTGAGCAATACTTCGAGCAAATTGATGCTCGCTTACAGTCCACGTTCCCTAGTTTATTCAAGGGCGCAAAAGACAGGCCTACGTCCGGTGAGGGTTCCAGACGACCTACTACCGTGGTTGCTTCCGCATCTCGTTCTACGAGTGGAGGTAA